CCATCGGCGACATTCCGCCCGCTGAGGCCGAAGCGCGATACTATCGGCAACTTGCAGCGCCGACTGTGGAACCTGTTTTACTTTAACCAAAAAGCCTCCGCGATCCCCGGTGCGATTCACTGTCGACAGACCCATGCATCGACCTCCCTACGAGTGACGAGTCCTGGCAAACGGCGACCACCCGCATAGACCCAACGTCGGTATTCATCGCAGGCCCCGTCGTAGTCGCCAGCATTCAGCCGGCGCAGCAACGTTGATTTGGCGAGGTTCCCAGCGCCCACGTTGTAGACAAAATCGATGAGTGCGGCCCGTTGCCAATCGTTGAGCGGCACGATCACCAGGCGCTGTATCGCGGCGTCAGCCTGCGCCAGGTCGGTTTCGCGCCACGCATCGCACTCAGCATCGGTGTAGATCCGGCTCGGGTCGATATCGGGCCCGGTATGGCCGTCGCATACGGTCAGTACGCCCGCTGGGTCAATGTAGGGCCGCCCTCGGTCGCGGCCCGGCTCGAAATGAGCGACCAACACCCCAGCAATGGCAATAGCGCCAGCACCACCAGCGGCAAAAATTCTCCGTTTCAGGCTGGTCGGAATCATTTCCCCACCCCTCTCCACGCCGAGTAGGCCGTAATGCAGGCCGTCACCAGGCCCACGATGCAGGCCAGTGGCTTCGCCAGCCGGCCCAGGCCCTGCAACACGCGGAACCCGCCAGCCAACGCCTGAAACGTATCCACAATGTCCTGCGTATTTCGCCGGATCTGCTCGATGCTCTCCATGTTGCGTGCGGTCGCCTCTGCGTTGTGCGCCATGTCCTGCTCCATTTGGACTACCCGCGCGTGCAGGGACTTTAAGAATGCGTCGCTAAGATATTCATCAGCCATGGACCTTCCTTTGAGGCGACAACATCGCGTCCCCTACAGGCGAAAAAAAGCCCGCCGGAGCGGGTAAGTCGTTTTGCTGTAAACTCGCGTTTAACTAAAACAAGGCGCCATAAATTATCAGAATGGGCGTCAAGAAGCCCCAAATGTCTGGCCGAAAATGAACAGATCCGACGAACGATTCCCGAATTTCGACATATTGAGGCTATTGCTTGCTCTTGAGGTGGTTGTCGACCACGCCTGGTCCGTTTACCACGCAACGCCGTTGTGGCGGGGCGCCATACCAGCCGTACCTGCGTTTTTGGCTATCAGCGGATGCCTTGTACTAAAGAGCATTTCAACATCACCCTCATGGGGCGCGTATGCATTGAAGCGCTTCCTTCGGGTGATGCCCGCATTGCTACTTTCGTTTCTGATATGCCTGTTCTTGTTTAATCGCTGGGTGATGTACAACTCCGTTCTTCACTGGTTGGTCGGAGGCTTAGATCCAGCCTTGGGTGAAAAGAATATGCCACTTTGGTCGCTTGCCTGGGAAGAGCTAGCCTACCTCTGTCTCGCGATACTTTGGGTGCTTGGGGCATACCAGCGAAAGGTTATTGTGTGGGCCCTTCTTATCGCCGCCATCTTTCTTGGCTTCTACGGAAACCGTTTTGCGTCTGAGATCCGAATTATTTTCTGGCTTGCGCCAGCTTTCCTGGTCGGAAACCTGGCCTATTTATACCGATCACAATTACAGAAAGTGCACCCTTCAATTCCGTGGATCTTCCTCGTCTTGGTATTGAGCGCGCCATACATTCCTGCCATCGGATTCGTCGTATATAAATGCGCGATCTTATTTCAGACGTTTGCCGTAGTGTGGGTGGGCCTTGCCGGGGCGCCACTAATCAAGCGAAAGTTTCCTGACATCAGCTACGGGGCGTACATTTATCACTACCCCATCATCATGTACCTGCATGAGGTCGTCGGCATATCGACGCCAAAAACCTTGGCCTTGGTCCTTCCGGCACCACTGTTGGCTATCTGTCTTTTCAGTTGGTACATCGTAGAGAAGCCGGCGCTTCGAATGAAGCCCAAAGCGCCAGTCATGACGACGCCTCCCGTGATTCCAACATAGAGCAGCCGTTAAACTTCGGCTTCATATGCCGGGGGCCGGAAGTTAGCACCGTCGTATAGCCACCAGTCTTGAGGCTGAGGATCAACGTCGGTGATATCTACGAGCGTGGCAATGAAGTCAGCGGGGAAACGCTCTGTAATTGGAATCTCGGATCCATCGTCATATGTCATCGGCTGGATGATCTCCACGACAACGCCATTGTCGATTCGAGCATAGACATGCATTACGCATACTCCTCAAAAATGATAATTCCCGCCGCGCCTGCTCCGCCGGATTGTCCAGTGGCGTTGCTCGCGTTCGAAACAGCGCCCCCGCCCCCCGATCCTGCGCTAAGCGCCTGCGCTCCATCACCTATGCTTCGCGAGCCGCCACCACCGCCGAAGTTGCTCTTTGCGCCCTGGCCACCTGAAGCGACGGATAGCGCAATCATAACGTTATAGCCGCCCTGATCGCCGACGGCCGAAACGATATTTCCGTTGGTACATATCCCTGCCGACCCACCGGCCCCGATAGCCGGAAACGTTGAGATTGTTATCCCTCCTTGGCCTCCGCCGCCACCGGTAGCGCTAATAATTGAGCCTACCGACGATGTTCCTCCGTTCCCGCCCGGCACGATCCCTGGGACACCGGGGGCTCCGCCAGCACCCACAGTGACCGCCACAGAAGACAGGACGCCAGTCACAATTCCGACGCCGTAGCCGCCAGATCCACCGCCACCCCCAGCAGCGTTTTGCGACGCCGTCGTTGCGCCAGAACTACCGCCCGCCCCACCACCACCCTGGCATGTGATTCTTGTGAATGCAGTGCCGGACTGAGTACTGAACGTGCTCGCCCCCGTCGTGGTCGGCGTCCCGCCGTTCACCGATACCTGCTGGACGCCTCCGCTTGTGCGGCTGTAGACAGTCGTGCGGAGTAAGCGGCCAGCACTCTTCCCCAATATTAGCTGCTGGATCGCCTCGAAAGCCTGGCCGTTATTATTTCGGTCCAGTGTCAAGCCGGCACCGGTGATTATCGCAACAAGTTCCGCCTGCAATGCGTTGAATGCATAGGCTGGCCATTGCGTCGCTGGTGTGTTGGTCGCCGGATTGCCGTCGGTGGCCCAGCCCGGCGTGCCAGTCGTGGGCGCCTGGTCCGCATGAGCGAGATCGACGGTGCCCGGCGCAATCAGAAGGTCCATGCTTTGCTACTCCGAATAGGAAAAATTCAGGATGGTGTGAGCTGGCTTCACGGCCAGTAGCTCACAGGTCAGGACGTTGTTCGTCCAATATGCGAATGGAACGCCGAAGGAATCCCCAAAGCGCAGGTGATTGATCGTGAATGTCGGCGCGTTCACCTGCCACGCGTGCGCCCAGTCTGTCCCGCCGAAGGGCGTGCCGAAGCGTTTACCGAATCGCGACGGCATAAACTGGGTAATCGTGACCTGGTAGCCCAGGTTTCCTGCCAGAGCCGTGAAGTACGGGATGGATTGACCCCCGTTGGCAGTGAGCCGAGCGACGACCTGTTTACGTCTTGCATCGATAGTTGGAGCTGGCCCAACACACGGGTCCGGTAGACCCAGGGTTGCCTCCCATTCCGGCAGCAGCTCGAAGGTCGTAGCCGGGAAGGCGTCCACCAGAAGTTGATTGGCGCGAGCCGTATTGGTCTCGTAGATCTTGTTCAGGCCCAGCAACACAAGATTCTGCACGCTGGCGAGGTCGCGTGACCAAACCCGCCCGCGCGGCAACAGCTTCAGGAACGCCTGGAGGAAATCTGCAGCGCGAAGATTCAGAGCCATGGCGCCTCTATACGTAGGTGATCCCATCGAGCGTGGGCAACTCGCCCATCGCTCCGGTGATGTTGCCGGGATAGGTCGTGATCACGCCGTCAACGGTCCCCGTGACTTGGACCATCAGCCATCCGCCCGTTCCGGGAACGCTATTGATTGCCGCTTCGATATCGTTCAGGTTGATCGTGCCGGCGCGCGGGTCACCATTGCGAAACAGCACGTCCGAGACCGCCGAGGCGATGGCTGCACGCGTCGCGGCGCTGCTGGTGGACAATCCTGAGATGGTGAAATGCAGCCTGTTCTCGATCGGCGCGCAGGCGAAGACGAGCGCGGTGACAGGCTGCTCGCCGACGATGGCGTCCGCGAGAGTCAGTTGGTCGCCGGTGGCCACTACGTCACGCGGCAAGCCGTCCGGGCCCTGGTCATGCTGAGACACCCCATTGGTGCCTTGCGGGAAGCCGCCATGGGCAGCCTGGGCCACGTCCATCATGAACCGCAGAACCACGGTACCAGCGCCGAATCCGTTCGGCGAGCACCACGCCCGCGTCACACCCGGAACCGCCAGCGCCCAGGCGACGTAATCGTCGCTGTCGCCGCCCTGTGGCGTCTGCTGGAACGCCGCGATCACACGGCTACCAAACGCCTTCTGATCCTCGGTATCCACACCGGTGGTGACCGTGCCTGTCACTGTCCCAGTGGACTGCACGCCGGCGATTGTCGTGGCCAGAGTAAGCGACGTTCCGTCGTCGCAGTTCCCCGCCGCACCGGCCACCGTATCCACGACCGTCACGACGGCGGTTCCGCCCCCGCCAATCGTCGCCGATTCCTGGATGGTGTAGGTCTCGCCGTCGGCGCGAACCACGTTGATTCCCGAGCTGATCAGCGTGTCCACCGTGCCGGAAAACTGCACGGTCAGGACCGCCTGCACGGCGTCTTTCTGGTAGACGTTCTTGAGCGCGCCCCATGCCGCCTGGTACTCGTCCGTGGCAGTCCATGGCACGGCCTGCTTCGAGATCCAGTCCAGGTAGCCGAAATGCAGATGCGCAAGGCCGGCCTGGGCAATAGCGAGCACGCGCAGCACGGCCTTGCGCAGATACGCGTTGGCGCCGGACAAGGTCGCGTTGATGTCCGCCATGACCTGATTACGCAGGTCCGACAATGTCGGTCGAGAAAATGGCATCTCAGTTGATTCCGTTCCAAGCCCACAGGTATTGGCCGGTGTGAAGCGAAGCGCCGCTCGGGGCGTAAGCGGTCACCTTCGCCCCCAGGAACGTCTCTCGCACCCAGCCGACCTCGATATCGAAGCGTGCAACCACACCGTCATCGATGAGCCATTGCAGCGCCTCAGCCAGGTAGTCGTATGCGCGGTTGAGCGTCTCCTGGGTCTGCTTCGCGCGATCCAGCAGCCACAGCTTGCTGCCGATGGGGTGTTCGGGATCGAACTGATCGCCCCACCAGCCACGAGCGTCGCCCGTGTCGTCCGGTATGACGTCGTCCGGCGCCGCCATAGCGTCCGTGAACACGCTGATCAGCATGGCCGTGGCGAGGTCGCTGCCGGTCAGCAAGTCGGCGCCAGCCAGCGTCCAATCACCATGCGACCGCGCAGCATCCCAGGAAATCGTGATATCGCCGTTCATTGCTGTTGGTCCGGTACATCGGACGTCACAGTGCTGCTGCCGGACGCGACATTGCGCACCGGATGGGTGTGAATGTCATATATCTCGCGCATTCCCTTCATGGTCTTGTCGTTGCTCTCGTAGTTGTCCTGCATGTCGCCGGTGGACTTCACCATGGGCGTTTGCAGGTCGATGCCGGCGGGGGCCACGATGGTCAGCTTGCCGCTCAGGTTCCAGGTAACGTCCTTGGCGTTATTCACCACGACATCCTGCCCGTTGGCGTCCACCACGATGCCGCCAGACGCGGTCAGATAGACGTACTTGCCGTCTTCGCTGTACAGCTTGGTCTCGCCCGGCGCTAGGTTGCGCGGGCGGCTGCCCTGGTGATTGGTGCCCACCACCATCACGGCCGTGCGATCGCCAGTCAGCGCCATCAGTGCTGCGTCAGAGCCGACCGGCGGGTTTGACGTCAAGCCAAACTCCTGCACGCGCGCACGCTTATCGGCCAGTTCAAAGCCGCTGGCCTGCACCTGCAGAAGCTGCACAGGGCCGGCGTCGTCCACCTGCGTGACGCGCCCGCGACCGATCAGCATCTGGATGCGGCGGAATAACCGCTCGAAGAGATGTTCTTCCATCGTCAGCCTATGATCTGGTCGGGCGCCAGCTGCACCCAGCTGAACGGCTCCTGGTAGAACGCCTGTGGCGGCATCAGGATCATGTCGCACGTGGTCCCGGCGGGGCCGCGCTGATAGGTCACCTCGGATATCAGCCAGGACACGGGCGCCTGTGCGGTTCCCAGCTTCAGCGATGGCAGAATCAGCGGCGCCAGGGTGTTGGGCGTGTACAGGGCGCCGGCGGCGTCACGCCACGAGTCCGTTGTCAGACGCACCACAAAGGACCGGCCGGCGCGACGCGCAGCTTCCCAGCGGGCCCGCTGCTCGGCGATGATGCTGCCACCGATCATGCTTTCCGAGATCACCACCCTCGGCCGGTACCGCTGCACCGCGGTATCGACCACGTGTGCGATCTGATTCGGCGCACCGCCGGTATCCCCGAAGAGATCGATGCCCTGGTAGATGGCGTAGTAATCGCTGAATCGCTGATCCGCCGCGTAGACCACGGTGGCGCGCTGCACGTTGACGCCTTCCTGGAATCCGCTCGCGGCCGACGACAAGCCGATGCCGGACAGCAGCAGATCACCCGAAGGCGTATCGTAGAGCAGCAGCGCGCGATACCGGCATACCCGTTCGATGACGTCGTACGCAGTCTCCCCGGCCAGGATGACGACCTGCTCCACGGGCGCACCCTGGTTGCTCCCGGCCGCCAGCGAGGCGGTAACCCCGAATGGCGCACACAGCTGCTGCGCGATGGCGAGCGCCGGCGCATTGCTGATCTGGTACCCGTTGTAGACGGCGGCGCAATCCACAAGGTCCTGGCACTTGCTGCGGCCCGTGACTGTGATCGAATGCGCGCCATCGTTGAAGCCAGGGATAAACCGATCAACCCATCCCGTAGACACGCGGTCCGGCCCCAGGAAGACCTCGCAATAATCCCCAGGCTGGACCTGTATCTCGGGCGGGTTGGCGCCCGGATATCGCTCCGTCATGGTGACCTGGAAGTCGGACGGGCAGCGCTCGACACCTCGCGTAAAGCGCGTCTCCTGCCAGCCCGCCAGGATGCGGGGATTGGACAGCGTGTAGCCATTCCCCTTACGAGTGCAGGTCGATACACGTATGGTCAGCTCATCGTCCATCAGCTCGCCAGGGCGTCAAAGGTTGTCGGCATGAATGCCGGGTGAATCGGGTTGACCTGGCGCACCAGGCCATCGGCCCGTGTGGGATCGCGGTATATCCGGTTGGCCAGCGCCAGGGCGGGCAGCGAGGCGTTAAACGCGAAGGTGGCGACAGCCGACAGCTCCGCCCCACGGGCTTGCAGGTCCGCGACAACGGCGCGTCGCAACTCCCGTAGCGCGTCGTAGGTCGCATCGTCTCCGGCGTCGCCGGCAACCAGGATCTCGGCGTCGATCACCGCCATCACAGCAGTCTGCACGGCGACCGCGTCGTTCTGGGAGGCCGGTTGATATGTCCCGACGGCCTCCGCCAAAGAAGCAATCGCCACCCGGCGGAGATGCGCTGCGCAGGCATCGTTCATAGTCGCCATGGCCTGCCCAATGGGCGAGTCCGTGGTGATCTGCGCAGGCTCGTAGGCGGCGAGCGTGGACAAGACCGAGATGCCGTCCGCTGGGTCCTGCGCCGTCGCCGCAACAGAATCTACGAACGTTACCGCTGCCGACCCATAGGCGTCGGTGTCCGATATGTTCCCGGCCGCCAGCTGCAGGGCCGCGCCGGCCGCCACCACTGCACCGCTGGCCGCCGCGCTGGCTCCCAGCAGGTCCACGGCAGTGGTCGTATCGGGTGCCTTGGCATTGGAGCCGGAATATCCGGCATTCCCGCCGCCGAACAAGCGGCCGAAGTTGCCGGACAGCGTCGAAACGGCGTTGAACACCCTGCGCACGCTGTTGACGATGCCGATCGCCGTCTGGTAGTAGCCGACCGCGGTAGAGACCGCCTGGCGCACCACCGCAGCGCCGAGCTGGATCGCCGAGACGGCCTTGCGGGCGAAGTCCACCAGGCTTTGCGCGCGCAGCGACGCCGCAGCCGCCGAAAGCATGTCTCCGGTGGACTGCACCGTACCCGGATACTGGCGCACGCCGGACACCATCAGCGTCATGGTGAACTCAAACACCCGGCCCAGGTCCTTGCGTTCCTCGATCTCGATGTCCAGGCAGTTGACGCTGCGTACCGTCCCGAATGTCGGATGGACCAGCGTGCTGGTGCCCGCGGCTTCGACCGCTGCCAGCAGCGCCTCGCGCTGGGCGATGACGCCACCACCACCGTAGACCAGGCTGTTCTCGACCAGGAAGCCGTTGATCCGAAACTGGCGCGGCCGCTTGCCCTGATCCTCGATCCAGACATCATCTCGCCAAGGATAGACATGGATGGCCTGGCGGCGGCCTGCGCGCGTGCGTGCGGTATTGACGCCGAACGGCACGCCACCGAAAGATGCCGGTTGCAGCGACGCTTCCCAACTGCCCGCCGCAGGGCCGAGCAGACCATCTACGGCATTCGCCACGCCGCCGATACTGCCGACAACATTCAGCAGGTCAGAAGAAGTGCTCAAGGCATTGCTCCCAGCATCTGGTATTGCACGCGCGCAGGCATTCCAGCGCCGTCGCCATTGTTGGTTTCCACCCGCGTGCCTGGCGGCGCGCTGACCGTCACATGCACGGGCGTGCGCTGGACGGCTGTCGATAGCGCCTCGACCAGCTTGTCATGGCTGTCCTCGGAGCCGGCATTGGCCGCTGTGGTGGCCGGCGCCGCCGTCCCTTGGGCCGCCGGCGGCGCAGCGGTCGAATCCGCGCCGGCACCGCCAGCCATGGATCGGAAAATCTGGTCGGCCATGGCGCCGCGACGCACCTGCTCTCCTTCCACGTCAGCCGGGCGCTCGTGATACTTCGACACGATCGCCGCCGCAGCATTGGCCGAGCTGGCCTGCTGCAATAGATCGCCCGCCCGACGCTGCATGCCAGGCCCCTTGCGCAGCTCCCAGTCGAAGAACTTCAGCTGCTCGTCCAGATCGGAGTCGCGGATGTCCTTGCCAAACACGCGCTTGAAGTCCGCTTGGCGGTCGGCATGCCACTGGCCAACACCATAGGCTTGGCCGTTGTCCCCTACGCTATAGGGGTTGCCGCCGGACTCCTGCAGGATGTTGGCAGCGATGCCCGCGGCCTGGGCCTTGGACCACCCCATATCCTGGAATCTCTGTGCGATCGCCAGGATCTTGGGGTCGCTCGTGCCGCCCGGGGCATACTCGCCCGGCGTGAGATAACGCTTGCCCTCTCCCCGCTGCGCGCGGGCCAGTACATCGGCCTCGCCTTCGTTGAGATTCTTGCTGTAGAAGAGCGCAGCGGCGCCGGCCACATACGGATTGAAGAGGCGGGCAAGCCACGGCGCCCGGGAGGCTGCCGCCCCCGCACCAGCCGCCGCGGCGCCGCCGGCCGCCGTGCCCTCAGCGGCGCCCGCTGCCGCGCCGGCGCCGGCGACCCCCTTGAGCGCCTGCGCGGCGGTCTTGGCTGTCACCAGCGTGGCGGCCAGCGTGGCGATCGAGGCGGTCCAGCTGACCAGCGTCGCTCCGAACTTGATCGCCACGATGTCCCGTAGCACGGATCCCCAGCCACCGAAAGCATCCACGATGCTGTTCAGCCGTTTGTACCAGCCGTCCCAGTCCACGCTGGTGATCCAGCTGGTGAACTTGCCGACCGCGTCGGCAAGTCGGGTGGCGATATCCACGCGGTTCTCGCTCAGCCAGGTTGAGAGCTTCTCAACCATGGGCGTCAGCACGGGCACCAGCTTATCCCCGATGGTGTTCGCCAGTGCACTCGCGCCACTGGTCAGGGCATTGATACGGTCCCGGAACGCGGCAGCTCGCTGGATGGCGTCCTCCGACGGCGCGTATCCGTTTGCAATCGCCTGCTGCCGGTCAGCGTTGTATGTCCCGCGCTGGATCATCGGCAGCAGCGCCCCCATGCCGAGCGCATCGGCGGCAGTGCGCTGACCAGCAGGGTTTTTCACCTTTCCCAGCGCCGTCAGGATGTCGGACTGCGTGCGCTGGTAGTCGATCTGGCCATCCTTCGTGCGCGAAATCTGCACGCCCAAGCGATTCAACAGCATCATGGCCTGCGGATTCGCGCCAAACGCGGCCTCCCGAATGGTGTTTTGCGAAGACACCATGCTTTGGTCGAACTGCTCCGCCGTCACGCCGGCGCGCTGCGCCGCGTAGTGCCAGGCCTGGAGGCTCTGCGTGGACATGCCCAGCTGCCGGGAGGTGCGCTGCAGGTTGAAGCCGAGGCTGCCCCAGCGTTCCGCTAGCGCCCCAATGCCTGCGGTGCCAGCCAACCCGGTCAACGCCGCCATGCCGGGGACGATAGAGGCGATGCGATCGGAGACCGTGCGCGCGGTCTGCGCCACGGTTCGCAGGCCGGCATCGACTTTCCCGAGCGCCGCGGCGCCCAGCTTCCCGGTACGGGCCAAGCGCCGCGTCAGCTTGCCCACCGGGTCCGTGACGCGCGCAAGCGCACTGCGGACCTTACCGGCAACCTTCGACGCGTTGTCGATTGCCGAGATCCGAAATACCAGGTCATTTGCCATTTTGCGCTTCCATTCGCTGCGCCATGTCGTGCCACCAGCGCAACTCACTGAGCCTCATGCCCAGCGCGTCGCGCGGCGACCACCCGTAGTACTTCGTGGTCGCCGCCACCACCAGCTCCCAGTCCACGGAGAGCCGCCTTACTTTCCCAGCCCTGCCTCCGAGTCGCCGGCGTCGTCGCCGTCGCCGTCAGCCTCTTCCTCCATGAAAGCAACCAGGTACGTGGAAGCCTTCGTGAAGTCGCGGGCCTTCATCTTCGCCACGACCGCCAGCGGCGCACCGGAGACCTTGGCGATCAGATGTTTCAGCGCGTCGCCGGGATCCTTGGTACTGCGCCGGTTGAAGTCGAGCATTTCCGCCGCCTCGGGTTCGCGCAAGTCGAGATGGGTGTAGGTCTCGGCGTCCGCCCCTTCGCCCAGGGTGATCGGCTTACGCAGGGTCAGCGTGAATTCGTCCTGCAGGTCCTTTTTCTTCATGTCAGCTCGCGGTCTGTTCGGTGACGGAGGGGCCTTCGAACTTCAGGTCGAAGGTGGCCTCGGTGCTGTCCACTTCCTGCGCATCGACGCAGGCCATGTTGCGGCCAACGACGGTTTTTCCGTTCGCCAGCTGCAGCACCACCGTGACGTTGCGCATGCCGTTGAAATTGGCGACCACCAGGTCACCAGCGTCCCGCCCGGTAAACGAGATGGAGCCAGGCACCGGCGTTTCTTTCACGCCGTGGTAGCCGTCCATGCCCATCAGCGTCTCGCGCCGGACCGTGGAGGGGCTGTACTTCGCCGCACCCTCCAGCATGTAGGAGTTGCCGTCCACCGTGATCTGCGCGGTTCCGGCCAGAAGTTTTGCCATGTTGCGGCTCCAGAAATGAAAGCGCCGCCCGTAGGCGGCTCGTTACGCCCCGCCCCGGCTTTATGCCGCGGCGGTGGCCGGCACGATGTTGGTGAACTGCATCAGCAACGCGAAGATCCGCAGCTGGTTGATCAGCACTGCCGGATAGAGCACGTCCACCCGGTTGGGGTTGGATTGGTTCTGCTCCACGATCAGGCCCTGGGCGAACACCTCGGCGCCCTGCACCCAGCCGGAATCGTCCTGCATCGCCTGGTAATCGGCGATCAGGTCGGCGCGGATGGTGTTGGGCGTCACGATGTTGGAGCCCGGCGCCGGCCGCGTGCTGTTGGCCGCCAGCTTCTTGCGGGCGTACTTCGTGGTGACGACCGACTTCAGCCGGCGCAACACCGCCGCCAGCGTGTTCATGGTCTCGACCTCGAGGTAGCTGTTGTCCGGCTGGCCGAAGCTGTTCAGCTGGTAGGTCGTGATCAGATTCTCGATCGCGACGGTGCCGTCGTCGGCGACCGTGAATGTGCTGATGCCCGTATAGAGCAACGTATTTCGGTCCGTGAGCTGGAAGCGCGATTCGATCGGCGGAGGCAGGAAGCTGGCCAGCGCCACGGTTTGCATGGGCTGCGCCGGATCCGCACGGCACGACACCGCCGCCGCGGCGGAAACGTCGGCGGCCAGAAGCCAGTTGGGCGTCGGCGAGTCGTTGAAGCCCATGATCGACACGTGCTCGTCGTTACGGGTGGCGCCGAAGGTCTGGCACTCCCCCAGCGTGCCCCGGTAGGCGCCATAGGCGTGACCATAGAGCTGTTGCGACCAGCTCCAGCGTCCGGTCGTAGTGGACAGCAGGGACTTGATGGCATTCAGCGACGTGGCGTCGTTGTAGGGCATTGCGATGAAGTCGAACAGCATGTCGCCCAGGCTCGCCAACGCCTCCGTGAGCGTCGGATTGACCAGGCCACCAGCCATCGGCGTGATGGTTACCGTCAGGCCCGGCGGCAACGCCTCGCCGTTCAGCGCGCCGTAGTAGTTCAGCCGGATGTCGATGTCGTTGCCCGCCAGACCCTTGTTCTTGGCCGTCAGGTTCACCTTCGACGTGGTCGTGCCATCCACCGCCGCAGTAACAGGCAGGTCGGGGAGCGCATTGATCTGCGCGGCCAGGGCGGTGGCGAGGTTCGCGGGCGTCATGGTGGGCGTGCAAACCAGGGACACCACAGGCGAACCAGCGAAGGCCGCGATATATAGCGACAGCACGCCGGTCGCAGTGGCGGCGGCCGTGAAATTGATGGAGCCGGTAGCCGCGACGGAGTTTTCGTCGTCTTCCAGCGGAAGATACCAGACCTCGCCGAAGCTGTCCCGCGCGCGGTAGACCTGAGTCATGAGCGCGAGCATGGAGCCCTGGCCGCCGACCGTCTTGGCCTCATTGACGCCCTGGCAGATCGCCGGCTTGTTCGGCGTGCCGGTACCGTCCGCGGTGATCTGGCCGATGATCAGCGCGCGCTGGTTGATCTGCCCGGTATTCGCGCGGCTCGGGTCGATGTCCGCATAAAACAGGGGAACCCGGATGTTCTGCGGGATGTTGGGGAACTGGATGGACATTTACTTGCCCCCTTTGGTGGTCGAGGCGTCCGGCGCCTGGTCGGCGGCGGGCTTGTTGGTCGGCGTGGCGCCGGGCGGGGTAGCCCGCACGACGTCCCCGTCGCGGAGCCGCCGCGCCCAGTAGAAATCGTGGTCGTCCACTTCCATGCCCTCGGCGGGCATGAATTGCTTACGCACCGGGTCGATCACTCGAAGCCCGGCGGCGGGTTTGATGTACATGCGTCACTCCTGGGGAAGATCGATGGTCAGGCCGGGGACGGTGGTGCCGTCGGGCTCCTGGATACGGACGTCCACGCCGGTCAGCGGGACGGTGGGCACGGGGAAGAAGTCCTCGGGGCCTTGGACGAACTCCAGCCCCAGCTCGACGGTGACCGCGCCGAGGTGCTCGCCGGCTTCCTCGGGCCCGGCGGTAATCCGCGTCCGAAAGAAGGAAAACTGGTTCAGCTCGGCCATCAGCGGGGGATAGTTGATGACCGCTGCCTTGATCTGGTCACGCAGCGCTTCCAGGATCAGCTGCAGCGCCGCGGCGCCGGCATCATTCGGGAGCGCACCATGCTGGGCGCGGGCCTCCACCAGTAGCGTCGATGTAACGGTGAAGGCCGGCGCGCCGTTGCGGCCGAACGATTCGCCGTTCTCATCGTTGGTCCGGACGAAGATGACGGGGTACTCGCCGTCCCACGTGGCCTGGTCACGCGGCGAATAAACGCGCGCCCCGGCGTCCGTCGTAGCAGTCAGGGCTTGCAACGCCAGTTCGCGCAGCTGGTTTGTCGTCGTCATGGCTTTTTCAGAATCAGGTGGACCCAACCGATGCCGTTGGGCTGCTGGTCGAAGAGCAGATACGTGATGCCGGTCTTCACGCGAGTGATCCGGTCGTCCTTCGCCGGGGGCGCCGGCAGGTCCGCCAACCGCACGCCCACGCTGGGCGACGTCGTGGTCCATCCGACGCCGCCCTCCCCGTTCTGAAAAGCCATCTTGTAGGCGTCGGTGAAGACCCCCGTTATGGCTTTCGCCGGTCCGCCAGCTGCAGGCTGATAGACCAGGGCTTCGCCGAAGGCATCGTTGACGGCGAGGTTGACCTGGTCGAAGTCCACCATGTCAGCCTCGCCGGATCTGCGGGCCGCCTGCGGTGCCGAAGGTGGGACCGAAACTCGGGCCCACATCGACGCGGATTGCCGGCTTCGCTGGGTCTACCAGAAAGCCGATGCCGCGCAGCCGCTTGACCTCGGCGGCCGGCAGTTCGACTTCCGCGCCAGCGGCCTTGCGCTTTCCGTCCATATCGAGGACGGTATGGCCGCGTGCCACGGTGGCTTTCACCAGGCGAGCGGCCTGCGCGCGTGGGGGATTGTCGGGAGCGCTCATTACTCCTCCGCGGCCGGCGGGCACACGTTGGCCGAGAACGATGCGTTCACGCGACTCGGGATCACGATCGGCGAGGACTGCATCAGCAGCAGACGCTGCGCCGGATCCTTTTCCACCCAGGTCTTCGGCGCGTACGGCAGCGCCTGGTAGTTGAATTCGGGATCCAGGATCTGGCCGAAGGCACGGGTGCCTTGCAGGTTCGGGCCGGACATGACCACGTCGCCATCGATCAGCATGGGGCGCTCGACGTCGTTCTCGTCAACGAACCAGTCGTTGTAGACCCACAGGTCGTACTGGCCCCACTTGCCCTTGTAGACCGCGCCTTGCTCGATCTGCGCGCCGGGATTAATGACGTTGCCCTGGTTGGCCAGCAGCGGCCAGAAGATGGCGCCTTTCACCGTCGGGTCGCAGATGAAGCCGGCCCAGGAGCTGGTGGTGAATACGATGTCGGTGACCTTCGCCCCGGACTTCTTCAGGATGCGCTGCTGCCAGGCCTCGATATCGGCCGCCGGCGTCGCCGTGCCCGCATCCACGTTGGCCTTCGTCCATTGGCGCCCGGCGGACAGCGCAACGGTCAGATCCGGATCACGTCCGAACTGCACAACCACCGTTTCGAAGCCCTCGCCCTCGATGGTCACCTCGCCGGAGCGCAGCGCGCTGGCCGCCATCCATTCCAGCCGACGATTCAGGATGTCGATCTGATCGGTCATCTCGAATTCGAGGTTCGCCATCTCGCGCTCGATGCCGGTCAGCTCGCCGCCAATGCGTTCCCCGATCATGCGCCGCACGGGCTTGCGCAGATCCGGCGCACGCTTGTCCTTGATATAGGCCGGCTTGAAGATGTTCGTCTGGATGCGGCGTTGCTCGACCAGCTTGCCTTCGACTAGCGGCGACACGAAGGGCGCCATACGGCGCTTGCCGACGTCCACGTCGATGGAAACGAACTCCGTGTCCGACGTAACGATGTTGGGGAAAAAGCGATCGAGCAGGAACGTCTGCGCGACCTTCAGGTTGGGAACGACCTGGATCAGGTCGTTGGTGTCATAGATGAAATCGGGCATTCCTCAGCTCCAGGGATGTAGCACGAAGGACCATAAAAAAACCCCGCCGAAGCGGGGTCTTTTGGTGGGCGGTCAGGTACGGTCAGGTGGGATCCGCGGCGGAAACCGAGGACTTGACGAAAATCGTGTTGGCTCGCAGCGCCGGCGTCAGCGTGGCGATGGTCCAGGACGGGTCGTAGTGCAGGGCTCGGGCGTTCACCTCGGCCATCACGTAGGCCCCGGCCGTGACCGGGCCATTGGTGGCGTCCGCGTCGTCGGCGAGGATCGCGGAAGGCGTCTGGCTGCCGTCGCTTGCCGTCTTCACCGACAGGATGAACTGGCCCACGGCATCGGTCACATCGACGGTAAACGTGTCGCCGGCGACGAAATCCGTATCACCGGCCGTGATGGTGAAGCCCAGGCCGCCCTGCGCGTACGCGGTGCCGACGGTGAGGTTCGGCAGCGCGGCACCTTCGGGATCGACCACGGTGAAAGTCGTCGCGCCGGTGGCGGTCAGCACGTAATTGCCGGCCTTCGCAGAAGCGTCCACCGTGATCGGTCCCACCGTGCCGTTGCCGGTGTTCTCGCCGGCGATGGCGATCGCGCTGTTGGTATTGATCATGCCCAGGACCGAGCCGCGCGGCAGCTTGCCGGACGCCAGGATGATCGGCTGAGAGACGATCTTCAGATTGCCAGCGATCAGCTGATCCGGGATGTAGGTCTCGGCACGAATGCCGGGCTGCTGGGGGTTATCCCCGATCGTGTTGACGGAAAGCGTCATGTGAGTTGCTCCTTGCGGATTTGGGGATGGTTCAGATCTCGCCGCGGCGCTTCTTACCCGCCAGCACGATCATTTGCGCCGTGGACAGCTTGGTGCCGGCGCCGCCCGCGCCGGGGTTCGGCGTGCGAGCTGCGGCCATGCGGTCAGCAAGGCCGGTCTTGCGGGGCGCGGGGGAATCCACGCGACCGGCGTCGAGCGCAGCGATCGCATTCTTGGACGACATCTTGGTGTCGAACGCGAATACGCCGGCCTGACGTACCGCGCCGATCTTGATGCCGTGAGCAATGATGCGGGCGCAGCGGGCACGCTCGAGCGCCCGAGCCGCCTTCGCGGTCTCGTCCTTCTCGTCGTCCTCGTCGTCCTCGTCATCGGACTCGGCGCGCTGCGATTCCTTCTCGCGCTCCTTTTCCTCGGCCCGGCCCGCGTCTTCTTCGTCGCGCTCCTTTTCGTCCAGCTCTTCCATGCGCTTGGCATAGTCCTCGTCGGACTCACCTTCGCGCTGCTTGCGCTCGTCGTCCTCGACCGGGGAATCTTCGGCACGCGCGCGGCCCATACCCAGCAGAGACGCGAACGGCGCGACCAGGGATTTCTTGCTCATAGGGGTACTCTCACAGGTTGGTTAATCGGCCAGCTCGTCCAGCAGGGCCATAAATGCGGCGTCGGGCGCCATGACTGCGTCCGCCAAGCCGCGGCTGACGCCGGCCGCTCCCATAAAGCAGGCGGCCTGTGTATCGCGGACCGCATCGGCCGCGATGTTTCGGTTACGAGCGACGGTGTTTACGAACAGCTCGCCCATGGTGTTGATGTCCTGCTGCGCGGAAGCGAGGGCCTCCGGCGACAAGGGAATTTCGGGGTGAAAGTCGGCCTTGCGGTCGCCGTAGGTGATGAAGGTCACCGCCACGCCCGCTTTCTCCAGGGCCTGGGACCAATCGACGTGCATCATGATCACGCCGATCGACCCCACGCCGCCGGTGCGCGGCACGATGACGCGGTCCGCGGCGCTGGCGATGGCATAGCCGGCGGAATACGCTGATTCGGTCAGGATGGACCAGATCGGCTTATCGCCGCGCAGGCCGTAGATCGTATCGACCAGGTCGAAGCAGCCGGCGACCTCGCCGCCCGGCGAATCCACGTCGAGCACGATGGCCCTCACCGCTGGGTCCGCGTGTGCGCAGAGGATGGCCTGGCGCAGGCCGTCATAGCCTGTCATGCCGGAATATGGCCGCAGCGTGCCGAGTTTCTGCACCAGCGTGCCACGGACCTGGATCATGGCGACCGACGTATCTCCCACCATGTCATATCCAGCGTCATGGACGGTCGGCCCGGGACTGGAATAATCATCGTCCCAGTCATCGAACGCCATGGGCCGCGGCGCAGTGCCGTCGAGGCGGCCGATCTTACTGATGCCGAGACGCTCGGCAAGCGCGGCCATGATGACCTCGGCCTTTTCCTGCCGAATTGCCAGAGGGGTGTTGAATAGGCGCTGGGCCAGATGTGCGAACCGCATTACTGTTCCTCCGGAGCCTTGCTGGCTTCCTTGGCGTCAATGCCCTGTAGGGCTGCCGGAATCGGCAGGCCGAGACGCTCATAGCGCTCGCGCTCGATGGCGCGGCGGTCCGCCACGTCGCGCCAGTCCTGGCCAGCTGCCTCGGCGCATTCGTCCTCCAGGGAAGACAGTCCGGCGTCGATACCCAGGATGGCGCCCTGGCGTTCTTTGACGATGTCCACGAGTCCACGACCTGGACCCATCCATTTCGCCCGTGAGTACGCTGCGCGCGCCTCGATGAAATCTGGGGCGCCGGCGGGCATTGGATAGTCGTCCACCTCCATGGATTCCTCGAGCCACGCCGTGAATATCGGCTGGGCCTGGCCGGCTGCGAAACCCATCCGGCGCCGCGAGAACGTCTTCCACGCTTCCAGCATCGCGGACCGATAGGCGCTGTAGTTCACCTCGGCCCAGTTCTGGCTGATCTGTTGGGCCGCCAGCCCGGTGCCCGCTGAAAAGTGCCGGAGCATGGCGCTTTCGAACGCCGGAAAGTTGCTGCTCGGCCTGCTTGGCGCGACCGTTCCGATGGTCTCGCCTGGGTAAAGGTGCGTCATACCGACGTCACCAAGGCGAGTCCTGCGTTCGGCGTGAAACTCGGCGCGCTCACGCTGGTAGGCGCTAATTTCGGTGCCCTCTAGAGCACCCTCGACCAGCTCCCGGTCAAAGGGACTTTGGATGTAGGCCGCGAAAAAGGCATTGATGATCGCTGCGTCCAGCTCGGTGCTGTCGTACTTGATCAGCATCTTGAAGCGCTGCAGCACGGGTGTAAGAAATCCGATGCCGCGGTGTTGCGATGCCCGGTCGTGATCGAAATGATGCACGATGATCGGCCGCCCCCACTCGGTCTCCCTGGGGATGCGGTCCCACTGCACGCTCTTGGCCGCGCTGAACCAATCGCCCTGGTGCGCACGGCGAATGTAGTAAGCGATGGCCACGCCATACTCGTCCACCTCCACGCCGCCGCGCATCGCCTGCTGGTCGAATCGCAGTTGCGGGTTCGACAGGCGGTCCGGATCCAGTATTTGCAACGCCGTCGCGTAGCGCGCGCGGCCCGCCCCCACGCGACCCGGGAGCCAGTGCAGCATAGACAGCGAATCGCCGTCGATCAGTTGATGCCGGAAGGCCAGCTGCATCATCTGCGGGAAGCTCAGGGCGCGTTCCGAGTCGCAATAGAAGCCAGGATCGTGGGCCCAGCTGCGCCAGTTCGCCTCGACGGCCTGGCCGAATTCGTCCGCCCACACGTGGTCAAACGCTTTGATGCCGGTCGTCGCCTGCAGCCAACGGTAGTCAGGCTTCGAAATCGGTCGGAAATCCGGCCCAATGACGTTGTCCACCGTGCGCATGACCGCTGCGGTGGCCCACCCGTCATTTCGGATCAGGTCCCGTGCACGCGCCGTAAGGCGGTCGCGGTACATGTTGATCTCGCCGTCGGGAGACCACAGGTACGGCATCCAGTCGCGGACGTGACCGCCATACAGGTCGGCCGCGTCGTACGGAGCGTTCGCGCCCGGTGTGAGCATGGACGCATGCCGCCGCGTCCGTTCGATGGGATGCCCTCGCTGGTCGAGGATCTTCACGGGGTTTTCCATCAGCGCATCACAAAGTTGATCTGGCGGCGCGCGCGGCAAACGATGCCGAGCATTTGCTGCAGGAGGGCGATCTCGCCCTGGAGTCGGCTCAGGTCCGCAGCACGGTAGGTGACCGACTTCGAACCATCGGACTGTGCGTAGCTCGCCGACGCGACCTGCTTGCCGGTCAACAGGTCGAAGTACGCTTGCTGCAAGGCGGCAAGGCGCGCCTGCAGGTCTGTCCTGCTCATTCCGTCGTAGACGCTCATGGCGTACCTCGTTATGCAAGTTTGCTCACGCGCGAGCGCTTCGTGTCCTGAGACAACACCTTCACACTGGGCCCGCGCGCCGCGGGCGCGGGGCCGGTCGTCGGGGCGCCGTCGGACGCCGGCGGCGCGCCATGTAGGACCTGCGCCAGTTCGTCCACCGTGCGATTCAGTCGCAGACCGAAATGGATCAGGGCGCACAGCGCGGCATAGGCATACACGCGGCAGTCCAGCGCCTCGTTTGCGCGGCCCGGCGGAAGCTCCCAGACCCTGTACTTGTGACCGCTGGCTTCTTTGACGACGATGCGCTCGGAAGTGAGCTGGGCGTAGTAGTTGATATCCCGGTCCGCCGGAAAGTGCATGTAGCCCGGGCCAGGCACATCCTTAGCCAGTCGGTTCCGGATGGTGTCTTTCGCCGTGTTCACGCCGATGATGGTCGGCCGGTAGGTCGCCTTATTCCGGCGCGATGGCACTTTGGTAGGCCACACCGGTGATCGCTGGCCATTGCGGGCGGATTCGCCCTTGATGGCGTAAATCCTGCGTCCCAGTCTTGCCTTGGCGAACTCGTACACCCGCTGCGTGTTATGACCGCCTGAATCGATGCAGGCTGCGGCGAGGGTGTAGGGACGCCCGTCGTAGCGGTACCAGGTCCTCTTTAGGTAGTCATCGACGCGTGTCCACAGCTCCGGCGTCTCCGGGTCACCTTCAAAGACCTCGTAATCGATGGACCAGCTTTCCTCGTCGCGGCCCCATCCAACCAGTTCGCACTCCACGCGGTCCGGCTGTACGTCAAGCCCAGCAGTCAAGACCCCGACGCCGAAGGGCACGGGAGCGGGCCAAACTTCGCCGCGCGCGGCCAGCACTTCCAGATTCAGGTCCTTGCCGTTATGGGCCCTGTACGGCAGACCCATCTGGGTGTTCCACCAGGCCTGCTTCAGGTCCTCATCGTCTTTGGCGGCGAGCCACTTCGCCGCGATGTCCGAAGGCTTGTCTTTCGACCAGGGCGAGTACAGCTTGCTGGCCTGGAAGCCTGCATGCGTGTTATCGACCGCCCACGTGCCGCAATCCGGGCATTTCGCCCGGTACACCGCATGCCGATCGCTTGCCCACCAATCCCACACCATATCGACCGCGGCAATGCCGCCGCTGCCCGGGTTCTCCGCCTCGGCGTCGCGCCACGCGCGCTCGTATAGATCCAACGGGACATGGCGCTGACCGCAGCAGGTGAATGCCCGCGTCTGATGCCAGCGCACGGTCTGCAGCGCTTTGAGCCGCTCGCCCTCCGACCAGCCAAGCCCACAGGCCTCGCAGAATATGCGCGCGGTCTTCGGGAAGTGCTCCAGCACATTTCCCTTGTCGTCCTTGCGCTTGTTCCAATCCACGTGCCGGAAAAAATCCAGGAACTGCCGGTGGCCGCATCCCGGGCACGCCACCGATGCGCGCCGCTGGTCCGAGGACAGATAGCTTTTCTCGATCCGGCTCTCATCCTGCACCGTGGGTGAGCAGGCGCGCACAGACAGCCAGTTCGCACCGAAGCTTGCCGTGCGCTCCTCGGCCAGCGATATCGGGTCCCCTTCTCTGGTGACAGGGTACTTGTCCACCTCGTCGGCAAGGATCACGCGGACCGGCCGGCGCGCGAGGTTGTCCGGGCTGCCGGCGCCAGCCAATGCCAGGAATCCGCCCGGGAATGACTTGAACAGCAGCGTCTCGTCCGCATTGCGCGTCTTGCTGGTACCCACCAGCTCACGCAGGACCGGCGTGACACGGATCAACGGGCTGATACGCTCCTTGCTGAATTGCTCCGCGGCGTCTTCCTTGGGCTGCAGCAGCAGGATCGGACACGGATCCAGATGAGCGTAGTACCCGAAGATGTTCTCGAGAAGCGCGGTCTTCAGCATCTGCGTGCTGACCATCGCCGTGACGATATGCACGCCTGGCTCCGTCGGAGCCAGCATGGGACCGCGGGCCACTTCGACGGTGCTGGTAGACCAGTTGCCGGACGTGCTGCCCGCCTCCTTCGCCAGTTTGCGGTACCGGTCTGCCCACTCGGGCACGCTTATGCGAGGCGGCGGCGTCCAGGCTTGGCGGACCGCGCGCCACAGCACATCACGCTTCCCCCGGCCGGAACTCTGCGTCGGGCTCGCCAAGGTCTGTGATTTGTTTGTGGACATGCGCGGTCAAAGCTTCGGTCACCCGGTCGGCCTCATCGAGGCCCAGCTCAGCCGCCAGGAGCGGGCCGATTTTCGCGGGCCAGTTCAACCACGCATCGCGCTGTGCACGAAAGGCTTCGAAGAGGACGCTTTGGGCCACGGCCAGCTCGACCAGGGCGCCGGACTTTTGTTCGTATTCCAGCTGGCGCAGCAACGCGAGCCAGTTCTCCTTGCGGCGAAGCGCCTCGGCGTAGTCCACCAGCTCGGTGCCGGCCAGCAACCGGGTCGCGGCGTCCGGGAGGGACTCGTCGTCGCCGGGCGCGTCTGACGGAAGGTCGGGGCCAGGCGTGGCGGCCGGAGCAGCACCGCGAACAGTGCGAACAGTGTTCGCAGGGCTGTTCGCACTGTTCGCACCTGTCGCATTGCCATGGCGCCAGGGGCTGCCGACAAGCGCAGGATCAATCGAACCATCCTCTAAGGTACTGATTCGATTCTGCTTTATCGCGCGCCGCACCAACGTGTCGGAGCAGTTTTCCCGCCGGGCAAACTCCCGAATGGACAGGCCAGCAGCCATAGTGCGAACACCTTTTGCACCCCAGAGCTGGGGCTAAAACGCGGCGCGCAATGCCCGCGTGGCGGGCGGTCCAGAAAGGGACCCGTTCCCTGGGTCTCTAGCGGCGCAGCCGTCCCGCTACTCGACGTTGGCGGGAGCGGACGCTGCTGCCTCCACATCCCCGGGGCAACCGATGGCGCGCGCCTCGTAGTGTGTTACAAAACGTTCCGGGTCACTTGCCCCACGAACGGCAATCTCGCCAAGAGTCTCGTACGGCAGACCGCCGATCCTCACGATGCTCCCGCAGGGGAGCTTCCACACATTCGAATGGGAGGTCATGTTGGCACTCTACTTTGTGGATTACGACCTGCATGGGTCGAACAAGGACTATCAGGATCTTTACGACGATTTGGAATCGATGGGCGGGAAACGGGTGCTGGAATCGCTATGGGCTCTCAGGCGCGCAAACACGACATGCACGGCACTCCGCGACAGACTCAAAGCTCATCTCCACAAGGACGACAGCCTTATGGTCTCCGAGGTAGCAAACTGGTCCGGGAGAAATCTGCAGACTAGTCCGAACGACGTCTAGCCATCAGCGAGCAGTCCGGAGCGCCTCGGCGAGCGCCGCCTGGAAATCGCCCGGGAAATACCGATCCACGATCTCGCGCGCCGTGGCGCCGAAGTTCAGCTGCTTGCGCACCGGCAGCGCATCGCCGAAGCGGATTAACAGCTTCAGGCGCCCGGCCGGGCTTTCCTTCGACAGCTGCGCCTTGGTCACCGCACTGCGCGGGGCGGTCTTGGTAGCGCCGCGGGCACGCTTCGGAGCGACACGCTGCCACACGCCATTGACCGATTGCCCACCGCGCGTGCGGATGGCGCCGATGAACACGTCCGGGCGGGCCTTGAGCCTGCCCATGGTGGCCCGCGGGAGCTGTCCGTAGGAGTTCAGCCTGATGTCCTTCGGGTTCAACAGCGCACGGCTGTTCAGCTTGTGGACACCACCGTCCTCGTACGGCTGGAGGTACGCTGCTGCGATCTTCTTGATGTAGATCGTGGCCACCGGGGCAGACTTTCGCGCCTTGCTCAGGCCGACCGACTTCTGCGTGAAGGGCGTCGGGTTCTCGAACGTCGCCTTGATGTTGTCGGTCTCGGCAGCCTGCACGCGCGCCGCTGTCGCGTTGATGCCCTGGGCGAGCGCGAATGGCAGCTGGCGAGCTGTGAAGGCGTCTATGCGGCGCATGACGTCCTTCATGTTGGACGTGATCTTTATATCGAGCATGCCGCCATCCCTTTTTGGAGACTGCACGCGCCCCTGCCGCCGTTTTCCGAAAGGAGGAACGGGTGGCGTCACATGGCGCGCTGCCGGGGTTATTGCGGACACTCCACGGCTTGTCCGGGCGGCGGCCTGCGGCCGCCTGCCATGCCCACTTGCACCCACTCGATGCTCTGGATGCCCCACGCTGGTGGCGAAGGGCGAAAATCACTGGAATCTGGCAAACTCGCCATGCAAACGCTGGGCGGCGGCTGCGTACGCCCGCGCGGCTTCTCCCACTGGTCGACCGCCTCAAGCCTTTCCCGACCACCCGAGGGAAGGAGACGGCCCAAATCGGTTCCGGCGAAGCGGCCGGCCGGTGGAAGCTGAAATTGGATGCCCGTTTATCGTCCGGGCCAGACTATCGAATGTGATGGCATTCGATTTATCGATAGCTGTCTGCTATCAATCTGGACATACCTGTCACCAGATGGGGTCAGGGGTGATACCCCAGCGCCCATCCCAATCCAACAGCACAGATATCGCAGGCTAGCCATTTATCGTGCGGCCCTACACGCCCCAGGCTTTCGCCCGTCACCCCTTTTACGCCTGCTCTATGCCAGCCTGGAGACAAGGCCAGCGAAGCGCCCCCATCAAAGCGCCTGTACTAGATTCGTGCTTTCTTGACGTGTCGGCCACACTGGAGGCCCGGTTAATTTTCGGCTCGTCACACCGTAAAAAAGCCCCCAGCGATTTCTCACTAGGGGCGGAATGGTTGCGCGTCTTCCCGCGCTGCCAACTGGAAGGTGAGACCCCTCCAGATTCACGCCGAACCCTTGCGGGCCGGATAACGCATTGACGGTGCCCAGCTTCGAGGAACCGGCCCTTTCGGGTTGACGCCTTGCGGCGACCTCTACACGCGCTGCGCTTCACCATCACGGCTGGCGACTGAACATCCGCCCCGGGGTAACACCGGGGGTTGCGCCCGAAGGCTGGCCCTGTCCGGCCAATCGCCATTCGTGATGATGCTGAAAAACGAAAACCCGCGCAGTTTCCTGGCGGGCTTACGTTTCTTTAGGGCGAGCGAAGTCGCCTTGGCCCGAATTATGAGGCAATCCTAGCCACAACGCAATACCTCATCAGGCTGCGATCTTGATCAAATCGCGCCGCCGCAACAGCGGCAGCATCTGCAACTTCGCCTCCTGATATCGGCGATGCTGTTCTTCCGGCGTGCAGCGAGGATTGCGATAGACCTCATTGCCTGCCGCACGGTTGGCGGTGTGGATCCCTACCGCGGCTCGTAGGTCTACCGGCAACGCCAATAGGCATGCGTCCACTTGTTCGGCCACATAACGGTTCAGCCGTGCGTCCCGGTCGTCGTCATCCTCGTGCACCTCGGTGCTGTCGGCGTACTGGAAGCCGGGGGAGACTCGGCGGTATCCCAGTTGCTCCCTATGGGCATCCGCCCAGTAGTACCACGTAAGCAGAAGTTCCTCGATCTGTTCGCTTTCATCCCTGGTCATCACGACTGCCCCTTTTCTCCAAATTGCCCCGAAGGGGTCTACCTTCAATTCCCGCCGCGCTCGCTTGCGGCGCCCTTCCTCAATCTGTTCGTACACCTTGGCCGGGTCTCCCATCATCCAGCGCGGCAGATCATTCATCGGCGCCACACCTTAATTGCCTGCTCGGCGACCCAGCATGAACTGTGTGTATTGGTTCCAGTTCCCAATCCCTGATGGCGTCTTCATCGGCGGCTGGCACGCCCTTGCCCTGGCTGCGGCGATCTGCATCTGCGGCAACAGACGGTAGGGCCTGCCGGTGCTCGCAAACCGGTTCGGGCGCACGGGCTCCGGATCGATGCCAAGCCAGGCGCGCAGGATGTTTTCGGGGCTGCCACCCAGGCAAGGCTCTACCAACTGCACCAGGCGGGCCAGTTCGGGGGCCGACTGGCGGTAGCGGTGTACGGTGACGCCCTTGGCGCGCAGCTTGGCTACGACGGCTTTGCGGATTTCGGTTGAGGTCATGTCAGACTCCTTGTTTCGTTGGCGCAGATCTGGACCAGCACAAACCCCTTGCGCTCTGCGTCCAGGCAATCGTTGATGGTCACCGGGCGAAATACCCTGTCGTCCACGCCGAGGGCTTTGGCAATCCCGTCCAGGTGGTGCTTGATTGCCCCATGCAAACCGTCGCTGTCGCGGTTGCGTCGATCCGGCATGGCAAACAGGATGTGGACGTGGTTGCGCTCGCCGAGATGGATGGTGTTGCACCCGAGCGCTTGCTTGGCCGCATAGAAGCCCTCGCGGCGCGCGGACTCGATGGCCGGCTGGAATTTCCGAAAGCTGCCGCGGCGGCGGTTCGGAAATAGCAGCGGATTCGGCCAGTCCAGGCGGATGTGTAGGTGGTCCAGGGTCATGCCGTCACCGCCTCGCCGCTGAATTGGATGTACTGGTACGCTCGACGCCGGCTGTCGAGCGAGAACTGCATCGCCTGCCGGTTGAAGTACAGCCACAGCTTCCGGTGCTGGGTTTCTCCGTTGCGCTGCTTGTGAAGTTCCAGGTATGCGTCTGGGGTGTCCGGGTCTTCCCCATCTTCCTTGCGGGCGGACCATACCGAGAACACGTTGTCGGCAGCGTTGGTCAGATGCCCGCTACCGGATACGTCCATCTTCCCAGGGGCCTTGGCCTCGTTCTCTGACTTGCGCGGGTGCGCCACCAAATGGACATGAACAAGGTACTTCCTGGCGAAGTTGGCCAGTTTTCCCATAGCCGCCTTTTGGGCTGACAGAGCGCCTTTGCCGTCATCCGGCACGTCCGTCATCATCAGGCTGTCAATCACAAAATGCCGGATGCCGTACCGCTTGAAGCCGTAGGTGAAAACCTCTATCAGCCGGTCGATGCTGGCCGACCCTGCCAAATTAAACAGCCAGAACTTGCCGTCCACCCAGGAGCCGGCGGCGTCCAGAAACTGAGGCGATGGCCGGTCCAATCCAGTCAGCTGCTTTGCCATGCGCCTGCCCTGCTGCTTCGGCACCATTTCCCCCGAGAACACGCAGAACCGCTCGCCCTGTTCACCCAGCCCGATAAGCACCTGGTTCAGCATCAGCGATTTACCGTGGCCGTTGATCCCGGTCCAAACCGTCACTTCGCCGGGGCGAAACTCGAACCAGCCCTGTTCCTGGCTGCCGAACTTCAGCACCGGGTCCCGCTTGATGTGGTCGGTAGGCCAGAACGAAGCTTTGACCTCCGCCCAGAAATCGGACATTGGGCGCAGCTCTTCAGGGTCGAATGCCTTGGCCTGTTTCAGGCAGTACTCGAAATCCTCACCACTGGCACCGGCCTGCAGGTACTCGTTGGCGTCCTTGGCTTTGTCGAACGCCACCACCCGGCAACGATCCAGGCCCAGGCGGTTTGCAACCTCCTTGGCGCCCTTCTGTCCAGCCTCGTCCTGGTCGTAGCAGAGATAGATTTCCGAGAACCGTTCCAAGCGTTCCCAATCGTTGTCGATCCACTGGTGGTTACCTGCCCCAGCATTGACCGATAGCGCAGGGATGCCGACTTGGTGCAGCGTCATGGCGTCGATTTCACCCTCGCAAATGGCGATGGTGCGGGCACGCGGATCGATCAGGTGCCACCCGAACAGGCAGGGCTCGGCGCCACCCTCCTGGCGCATGTCGCGCTTGTCCTCGGGGTTGCGATACTTGGCGTTGATCAGCTCGCCGTCGCGCAGGTAGGGGAACACGGCGTAGCATTTCTCCCCGTGGACCTGCTCGGCGATCTTGAACGCGGCGATGGTTTCCTCGGTCAATCCGCGAGACAGCAGCCAGTCCTTCGCCTTGGACTTCGGGGCCTGGCACTTAGGCTTTGCCGGGCGTTTGTAGCTCGGGCGTTCCTTGGCGGGCATCGCATCCCGGATGCCCAGGAACTGCTTCGCATCAGCCATCGCCTGGGCGATGGACATCATGCGGCGCAGCGCCCACAGGTCCAGCAGGTCGCCGGACTCTCCCGACGAGAAGTCCTTCCATACCCCGCGCTTGGCTCCGGTCAAGCGGATCGACAGAGACTGTCCAGCCTCCCCATCCACGCTACCAACCTTGAACTCGGCAGCGGTGCGCTTGCCGTTGGGGAAAAGATGCTCTGCCACCGCCTGCGCGTTGTCAGCCAGGGCTTGCGCCAGTTCGGACGCGTTCATACGGTCTCCAGGATGCGAGCGCCGTCACGCCACAGATGCGCCGTCTTGGCTGTGCACCCGGCGTTTTCGGCGACGAATTGGTTTTCAAAGCCAGCCGCAGCCCACCAGCCCGAGGCCAGTGGTTGCGCGTCTTCGTCCTCCCAGCCCTTGGCATTCAACCAAGTCGCAGGGTACGGGATGTACTGCCCATCGGCCTTGCGCCAGTCCGCCGAGGTCTTGGCCCGCTCCAAGGACGCCAGCATGGTGTCCAGAAGCTGCTCGCTCGGGTTGATCTTGGCAAAGGCCTTTTCGGCCTGACCCTTCGATTTCTTTTTCGGGTACGCCGACCAAAAACGCGCAAACGCTTCAGCGGATGCGCATATCTTTTGTTTATTGTCTTTTGGAAAGTTGTCTTTTGTGTGTACCGATTCGGTACTATCGACCTGTACCGATTCGGTACTAGCAAAGTACGTTTTCGGTACACCCTGTACCATATCGGTACTAGTACTGTTTTGGGACACCTGTACCGATTCGGTACTATCG